GGAGTCTTCCCGACACCGAGGCGGAACACTTCGTCGAATAAATATGGAAGCTGCGGGCCGAGCTTGGAGCCGGGCATGCTGGGACCATATTGCACAATACCGGTCATCTCGTCCTTGATGGGCTCCTGCTTGGCGGCCATGACCACATTCTTGCCTGGGAGGTCGCGGAAAGCCTTGATGGTCATCATCATCTTCTCAATGAGCTCACCGTAGGCTTGACGCGGGTCCTTGACCTGGGCCTTGGCATTAGCCAGCACCACCTCTCCGATCTCCGAAATGGAGTCGACATAGACGGTGGCAAACTGTCTCGCTTCGGCCGAGTTCAGCGCCCATTGGTGAGCCTCGGTCAGTTCAGCCACTGTGCGAATCTGGATCATTGGGATCTGATATTCGCGCAGGGAGAGGATGCCAGATTCCGCCGACAAGATGATCGGCGCTGGTGCTGTCGCGGCGAGCTTGGTCTTGCCCGCGCCCGACTTGCCATACACTAGCGCCTTGATACCGTGCAATTGAGCGGCCTGCTGGGTTGTGGTTATTTGGATGGCCATCACGCTGCCTTCGGAGGGACCAGCTCCACGGTCGGCGAACCGGGCTTGATGGTCAAGGCCTGCTCGAAGACGTGGGCAGCATCAGGGTTGATCTGGACCAGTGACTTGTACGCCTTGGTGTCGAGGTCGGGCTTGGTGCGGATCAGCGGATCGGGATTGACGCCCATCTCGCGGAGCTGCTGGAGAACCGCTGGCAGGGCAGCTTCATCCACTTTGCGCTCGATCTTGTGGGTGGCCTTGAGAGACCAGCCGGCTTCGAGCTCGAACTTGTTGGTGCCCTCCACCGGCTCGGGGAAGAACAGGACCATCACTTCTTTGCGGAGGGCTTGCTCGGCCTCCACCACCTTCTTGGCTTCCTGGGCTGCGAGGACAGCTTGATGCCATTCCTGCAACTTGGCTACGCGGTCAGTCATATTGATCTCCTTCAGGATTTGTTCAGGTGCGGGTAAGCTCCGAAATGATGCTCGAACTCGTCGCAACCTTCCGGGACTTTGTCAAGCCTGGCTTGGGCATGCGAATCGGAGTATCGGAATCCTGGGTATCGCTTGGCAAGTTTTTCTTGATTAGCCTGCAGAACAAGAACCCAGTGGCCGTCGAGATCGGCTACAAGACCCTGTCGGCTATCTGCCATGCGGTTGGTGTTATCCAAGTGCAGGACAGCCAGCAGCTCCACGGCCGCCCCCTGCAGCTGAAGGTCTCCTTGCGTGCGGCCGGTCCTGGCGCTGATGGCAAGTACTACGAGGCCAGCAACGAGGTCAAGGGCTACAAGGCTGCCGACGCCGGTGCCCCCGTAGCCGGTGCCCCTGTCGGTGGTGCTCCGGCCTGGGCGAACCAGCAAGCTCCGGCAGCACCGCAATACGCTCCGCCGCCTGCCCAGGCTGCGCCGCAGTATGCTCCTCCCGTCCAGCAGCAAGCTCCGGCAGCTCAGCCGTGGCAGCAACCTGCCCAACAGCAGGCACCCGTTCAGCAGGCAGCCCCGCAGCCCTGGGCGCCTCCGGCTCAGCAAGCACCGGCTCCGGTCGCCGCTCCGCAACAGGCAGCAGCCCCGACTCCGCCGTGGCAAGCGGCACCCAAGCAAGCACCCGTCCAAGCCCAGCAGGCTCCGGTCGGCGGTGCGCCCGTTCCGCCCTGGGCACAACCCGCGCAGTAACGGTATCCAAGGCTCGGCTCACAAGGCCGGGCCTTTCTTCTCTTTGGAGGTTCCATGCAGTCCAGACTTGCTTCGCTCTTTGAGAGTCTTGCCAATATCCTGATCGGCTACGGCATCGCGACGTATGCGCAGATGTTCATCTTCCAGGCTATTGGCCAGCCGATCAGTTTGAAGACTAGCGCCATCGTCGGCGCCTTCATGACCTTGGTGTCTATCATCAGGAGCTACACGCTCCGCAGGCTTTTTAACCGCATCACTGTTTGGAGAATGACCCGGAATGCTGCTCGCAACTAAGACCGCCCAGGCTATCGAAGAAGCCCTATTCAGAGACCAAGGTGCCAGGTTCCGCGGACACCTGGGCGAGCTGATGCCGCAGGCCGGAGATGCCTACAGCACCAAGGAAGACGACTGGCGCGACCACCTGGGCGCCTCGTTGATTGGCCGTGAGTGTGCTCGGGAGGTCTGGTACGGCTTCCGCTGGACGACTCTCAAGAAGTTCGATGGTCGCATGATTCGGCTATTCAACCGAGGGCACCTCGAAGAGCCGCGCTTCCTGGCATTGCTGATGATGATTGACTGCCAAGTCTGGCAGCTCGATGCTAACGGCAAGCAGTTCAGGATTAGTGGCCACATGGGGCACTTCGGTGGATCGATGGACGGGGTCGCCCTGGGTATCCCAGACCTGCCCGACACTCCGGTGCTGACGGAGTTCAAAACCCACAGGGAGAAGTCTTTTATCAAGCTCAAGGCCGAAGGCGTCATGGCGGCCAAGTGGGAGCATTTTATCCAGATGCAGATTTACATGGGCAAGAATAATCTCTCCTGGGCGCTCTATGCCGCGGTAAACAAGAATACGGACGAGATTCATCTGGAGCTGGTGCGCTTCGACCCGACGCAGTATCAACGCTACCTTGACCGCTCGGCTATGATCATCGATGCCAAGGAGCCTCCGCCGAAGCTCAATCAAAGCCCTGGGTGGTTCAAATGCAAATTCTGCGACCAGAAGGATGTCTGCCATGGCGACGCCTTGCCGGCGCGGAACTGCCGAACCTGCGTCAATGCCCAGGTTGTCGATAACGGCCGCTGGGTGTGTCTGCTCAAGCAGGAGGAGATCGATGGTGCCCGGCAACGCCTTGGCTGTGATAATTACTCCTTGAATCAGTCATTCAAGAACAAGGTGTAGTATGAAACTCCGCGATTACCAAGACGCTGCGGTAGATAGCATCTTCCAATACTTTGCCAAAGGCGGTCGCGGCAACCCCATCGTCGCACTGCCCACCGGCACCGGAAAGTCTGTGGTCATTGGGGCATTCATTCGGCGCGCCATGGAGCTCTACCCTGGGACGCGTGTTATGAAGCTGACCCATGTCAAAGAGCTGATTGAGCAGAACCTTGAAAAGCTGCTGGCCATCTGGCCGACTGCCCCTGCTGGTGTTTACTCGTCTGGCCTCAAGCGCAAAGACATTGGCATGCCGATCATCTTCGGTGGGGTCGGCACCGTGGCTCGCGGTACGCCTGAGCTCTTTGGGCGAATCGATCTGCTCTTGATTGATGAATGCCATCTGGTCTCGCCGAAGGAGAGTACGATGTACCAGATCGTCATCCAAGGGCTGAAGGAGATCAATCCGCACTTGAAGGTCATCGGATTCACAGCGACGCACTACCGCCTGGGCCACGGCATGCTGACCGAGGAGGGTGGGCTGTTCACTGACGTCTGCTTTGATATGACGCGCCTTGAGGCATTCAACTGGTTGCTGGCCGAAGGCTACCTTGCTCGGCTGGTTCCGAAGCCAACCTCCATCCAGCTCGACATCTCCGGTGTCCACATGCATGGTGGGGAGTACAAGCAGAACGAGCTCCAGGCCGCCGTCGATAAGGACGAGATCACCTACGCCGCTATTCAGGAGATGCTGGCATACGGGCACGACCGGCAGCACTGGCTTGTCTTTGCCTCCGGAATCGAGCACGCCGTTCACGTGGCGGATATGCTGGAGAGCCTGGGCGTCTCGGCAACCTATGTTCACTCGAAAATGCCAGATGCTCAGCGCGACGCGAACATCCTTGGGTTCAAGCAAGGTAAGTATCGCGCCATGGTGAATAACGGCATCCTCACCACCGGATTTGACTTTCCTGGCATCGATCTCATTGGCATGCTTCGCCCCACGCAATCACCTTCCCTGTGGGTTCAGATGCTTGGCAGGGGTACGCGCCCTGTCTATGCTCCCGGGTTTGACCTGGGCACGACGGAAGGGCGACTGACGGCTATCTCCCAGGGCGGCAAGCTCAATTGTCTGGTGCTGGACTTTGCCGGCAATACGAAGCGGCTCGGCCCGATCAACGACCCGGTCCTTCCCAGGCGAAAAGGCAAGGGTGGTGGAACTGCCCCCGTCCGGCTGTGTGAGGCTTGTGGCACTTACAATCATGCCAGCGTTCGGTTCTGTGTCGAGTGCGGAGCCGAGTTCCCGCGCGAAGTTAAGATCAAGCAGCATGCCGGAACCGACGAGCTTATCTCGGACGGTACCCCGAAGACCGAAGTCTTCAAGGTCGATCGCGTCATCTACAACGAGCATCGTAAAGAGGGGCGCCCACCGACTATTCAGGTCAGTTACTTCTGCGGGTTGCGCATGTTCAAAGAATGGGTCTGCCTCGAGCATGAAGGCTACGCTGGAAAGAAGGCTCGGGACTGGTGGCGGGAGCGCGCCCTAGACGAGCCGCCAGAGACCACAGCAGAAGCCCTCCAGTCTCTGGATGTCCTTCGTACCCCGACGCATGTCCGCGTCTGGCTCAAACCTAAGTATGACGAAGTCCTGGCATACGATTACACTGGCACCTCTTTTGGAGAAGCATAATGCCCGTCCCATCCAACCTAGCCGAAACCCGTGACCTACTCCATCGCGAGCTGATCCGAACCGTCGTCGTCAAGAGCTGCCTCAACTGCGAATGCTTCGACAAGAAAAAGGATCAGTGTCTGGAGTTCAAGCAACGCCCTCCGGCCGATGTCATCGTCTTCGGCTGCCCCGAGTGGATTCAAGAGATCCCTTTTTGATTTTCTTCTCCGAAAGTTGTTGCCGGCGGATAGGGTACCCCCTATAATCTAGACATGGATCAGGGGAACACGATCCTAACCTTCAACAGCCACCAGGAGTTAATCATGAAAGCCTACACCACCAAGTCCAATGCCCGTCGCGCTGCCAAATCCGCTGGTCTGGAGCAGTTCGAGATCATCGAAGTCGAAGGCGGTTTCGCCTTCCAGGCCACCCAGGAAGAAGCCGCGCCTGCTTCTGAAACCCCGGTCGTCGGTGAGTTCGTGAATTGCCCGCACTGCGGCACGCATCTGAGCAACGGTGTCGGCTACCATGGCCAAGAAGTGAATGGCAAGATCATCAAGCACGGTGCCTTCGAGTGGGAATGCCTGGCATGCGGCGAAGAGTTCGGTCCGGCTATCCCGACCAAGGCCGAAAAGAAGGCTCCGACCCGCAAGATCGAAGTCACCAATGAATCCACGGCCGAGCGCCCCTGCAAGCTGGTATGGCACATCGCCGACGAAATGAAGGCTGCCAACCCTGAAGTCAAGCGCAAGGAAGTCCTGGCCGAGTGTGTTAAGCGCGGCGTCGCCTTCTACACCGCCCGGACGCAGTATCAACAATGGCTGGGCGTGCAGAAGGAAATGGCCGCCCGGGTCGCCTCGCAAACCGCCGAATAAATGGGCGACCAGTGCTTCTGTAACGTCTGCAGAGGCGCCTTCCGGCAACGGGGGCGCCACCCTGCGGACCCGACCGGAGAACGGTTTGGCGACCATCACTGGCCGCTTCCATTACCCCATGAACGTGGAGCATCCATGAAATACATGCTGATCGACGTGACGGCCGTCGAGACCACTGCCGTCCTGGCAATCGCCACCAATCCGCGCGTTGTGCTGCTCGGGAAGATCCAGCAAGCCCAGGGACGCAAGGTCATTGCGCCTCCGCTGGAGGGGCGTAGCTTTTCGAAGCTGGAGAAGCTGCCGCTCCAATACCTCTACTGGAGCATCTGCAAGGAGACGCCTCCCGATGACTACAGTGAGCTTCTTCGTCGTTGCCTGGCCAAGCTCGACACCATGCCAACCGACGAGTCACCTCTGGAGGAACTGGAACGAGAAGTCGCCCGGCTGTATCCAGAAGAGCTTGTCTCCCAGGGAGAGAAGAAAGTTCCGCGCGACCCAGGGGCACCGCCTGCCCGGCCGAAGGCAACTTCGACTACAGGGCGTGTGTGGGAGATCGCCGACGGCATGATGTCCGGCTCCGCCCTTCCGGAGCGCAAGGCGGTGATCGCAGCGTGCGAAGCTGAGGGCATTAACCCGGCCACCGCCTCGACGCAGTACGGAAAGTGGAAAGCATCTAAATCGGCGGTCCCAGGGGCTTGACCCAGAGCCCATGACCCGCTATCATTCCGGTCATGGGCAGCACACACCCATGACCATCAACCTCTAGGAGAGTATCGTGAGCGAAGCAAAGACCGAAGCCGTCAAGGCTGAGAAGGAACCGAAGATCGAACAGAACGGCGTCACCCGCCCGAAGGCCGGCACCAAGACTGCACGCGTCTGGGAAATCACCGACACCCTGTCCGCCCAGGGTGGCGCACCGGCAGCCCGCAAGGACGTGCTGGAAGCCGCTGGCAAGGAAGGCATCAACCAAGCGACCGCCGCCACCCAGTATGGCCGCTGGCGCAAGTTCTTCGGCCTGGGCAAGGAAGTTGTTGCCAAGCCCGAAGCCGAAGCTGCTGAAGCCGCTCCCTCCGACGTCTCCGTCGAAGAAGCTGCTGAATAACTCCTTCTGGCTGTTGGAGTTCAAGAGGGGTCGCTTCGGCGGCCCTTTTTGTTGCCTTGTTCGAAAAAAACTGTTGTGTACACCGCCTCTCGGGCTTTATAATTGGGATTCCCTTATCAGGAGAACCCAATGAACCAACAGCCAATTGAGAAGCAAAACCTCCGCGAGGATGGCATCCTTGAGGTGCATTCCATCTTCCGCACAATCCAGGGCGAAGGCCCATTCACCGGCCAGCGGGCAGTCTTCGTTCGCCTCGCCGGTTGCAACCTGCAGTGCCCCCTCTGCGATACCGACTACACGCGTTCTCGGTGGACTGCCGGACCTTCTAGCTTGCTGGAATACGTCCGCGAACAGGCCGACCCAGGACATCTTGTGGTCATCACTGGCGGCGAACCTTTCCGTCAGAACCTCCGCCCTGTTATCGAAGCGTTGCTGGCTGCCGGGTACCGTGTTCAGCTGGAGACGAATGGCACGCTGTACCAAGAGCTCCCCTATGACCACATCACAGTGGTTTGCAGTCCGAAGACTGGGTCTATCAATAAGAAGCTGTCGGAACGATTGGCGGCACTGAAGTATGTGCTCCATGCTGACAGTCGCGCCCAGGATGACGGCCTTCCGCTGAGTGCTCTAGGTCATAGCGCAAGTCCTCGACTTGCTCGACCGCCATCCGGGTTTTCAGGTATAATCTACCTGCAGCCCGTCGATGAGGCGGACCCTGCAAAGAACGGTCGGCATCTGGACGCGACCATCAAGAGCGTCATGGACCACGGCTACACCCTGTGTCTCCAGACACATAAGATCATCAACATGGAGTAAGCAAAATGGAAAAAGCACTCGT